CCAACTGGTTGAGGTACTTTTTCGGGTGTTGGTACATCACTATCAGTTGCCCATATTTCTTGACTAATCATCTATATCTCCTTCCTTATATTTTTGAGTAGTTTCATCAATTATTTCTAAAGCTTTATTAAGCCCTACAGACATTCCTTGTATTCTTTTGAAGTCTTCAATCTTATCTACACCTTTAGATAACAAATTTTTACCTAAATCTGTGTCGTATTCTTTAATCTTCTTTTTTATTGCTATTATTAATCTTTCCATTAACTTCTTTCATTATTACATTTAATAACTTTTCAAAATTAACATTGGCTTTATTTGCAACTTGAGCAAATATTCTAGGCTTAACTGTTTTAATTGAAAGTTTTTTATTTTCTAAAAATTTTTTTGCTTTTCTAATTTCTTCTGCTTTTACGGCCATTACTCACTACGTTTAGCAACTCTTGATGCTGTTTCAACTATCTTAGCTTTAGTTTCAGCATCTTTTCTTGCTTGCGTTCTTTCCTTATCTTTTACTCCTTCAGCAAATCTAGCTTTTCTAATATTAAGCTCTTCTGCTTTTAATTGTAAACTTGCTTGATCTTTTGCCATTTCCATTTGTTCTTTTTGTTGTTCAGGACTTGGTGGCATACTTCCCATTAAACCTTGTGCTGCTTGTGCTGCTGCAATTGCAATTCTATTTTCTTGTTCTATAGAAACTTCTGTAGTATCTTCATCTCTTAATTCTTTATTAATTTCTCCAGTAGAAGTAGGTACACCTTCTGGTACTTGAGCTTGCATTTGTTGTTGATATAAATATGCCATATGTTGACCTAAGTGTGCCATCATTAATGGATATAAAACTTCTCTTGCTTGAGGATTACCGCCAAATCTTGGATCCATCATAAATTGTTGGTGTACAGCAATATGAGCTTGGTGATCTTGATCTTCAAATACTTTAATTGGTTTACCATTTAATAAAGCCATATTTTCAGAAACTGGATCTCGTCTAGGTGTTTCTTCATCTTGAATTATTAAATCTTGATAATCAGGAATGTTTAAAGATTGTAAAAATCTTCTGTAAGCTTCTTTTGTATCAATAATATTTGGTGCTTGTTGTGCTAATTGTAAACCAGTTTGAGCTAATGCAATTCTTTGTGCTTGAGAAAAAATATTAGGATCAGATACAGGTACAACATCTACTGCTTGATCAAAATCTTTTCTTCTTATAGTTTTTCTTTCTCCTATAACATCATATGGATATTCATCATCTAAATATTCTCCATTCAATTCATAAATCAATTTAAATTCTCTTCCTTGAGCTTGATGTAATCTTTTATGAATTGCACTAAATACTTTAGAACCTTGTTCAATAAGAGCTATAGTAGTTCCAACTGGACCTGATCCCGCTGATTGACCTACCATTGCATCTGCTATACTTGCAAATCTTCTACCTGATTCTGTTAATACTCCTAATAATTGTAAGAGGGTCGGCGATGGCTCCTTAAATGGAAGAGGGATAAACGATTTTCGGAGATCATCGCCATATGCTTCGACATCGACCCATTCACCAGGTGAAACTGTAATATCGCCGCCTTCAATTCTTGCACCTTTAGCTTTAAAACCTCCATTAAGATTAGCAAAAGCTGCTGAATCTAACAAAGCTCTTAATGCACCTGTACTTGCATGTTGAAGACCGCCAATAGATTGTATTAAACCAGATCCATAAAAACCAAGACCTGGTAAATATTTATAATGAATAAAATAAGTTCTTTTCTTTTTAAGTGGATCTTCTTCTTTCCAATTTCTTCTAATAGCTAGAGTTTGTCCACTTTCATAATCTACAGTTACAATATATGGTAATGCTAAACCAGATTCATCTTCTCCTAAATCTAAATCAGCATGTATTTCTAAAATAGTATGTATTTTATCTGCCATAGAAGGTGTCATACCTTCTAATTTTTGTAAAGTTTTTTCAACTACATCTGCTGTACTTTGTCCTCCCTGATTTTGACTTACTGGTACATCTCTATAAAATCCTTCAATTTGTTTTCTTTTTATTTCGTTAGTAGTTTGTTTCATTACTTGAGTATATCTTTCTGCAGTTTCTAAATCTGTATTTTCCATAGAAATTACAAATTGATCTGCAGGTACAAACTTTGAGCAAATTCTATCTAAAGAATTATCAAAATATATTTTTTTAAAAGCAGAGCCAGCTAAAGCTAAATAATATAACAATTGATCTAATTCATTAAAATAATCTGTTATCTGATTAGTTACTTGATAATTCATAAAATCTTGTACACGTTGAGCTTGTTCTAATTTTTTATCAGATTGTTTTCCAACTATTTGTGTTTTTACAGGACCACCTGCAGGAAACATTTCTGAAATAGCTCTAGCTTGAAATTGTGTTGCTGCTTCTGACATTAGTGGATGATGAACACCTGAAGCTCCCGGGAAAGGATCTTGTCTATCTTCTACAACTACTCCTAACATTTTTAAACCTTTAGAATATTGATCTTCCCAATCTTTTCTTGATGCTTTATCATCTTCAAAAGCTTTTATTAAAGATTTACCAATATTTAAAACTTCTTGATTATCTAATTCTTCTGCTAAATTAGAATAATGATTTGATGAAAAAGCTTCTTCTTCTTTTTCAGTTAAGTCTTGATCTATATCTACACGAACCTTTTGTCCATCTTCGTTAGTGTATTCAAGTTTCTTTTTATCTAGTTCTACTTCTAATGCCATTATCTTTTTTTCTTTTTCTTACGACCATCAGGTCTTCTGTTTTTATCTCGTCTACCTTTCAAAATATCTTTATCAACTTTTGCGGCTTTACCACCAGTTAATGCAGAATTAACTCTAGCCATAGCCCATGCTTGAGGACTTACGCCTTTTCTATGGCCACTTGTTCTATATGCAGCTAATCCTCTATTATAAATAGCTCTAATTTTAGAAGCTGATACTCCTGTTTTTTTAGCTTTATTTCTAATTGCTGTTGCTGTACTAGATTTTCTTTTAGCCATACATTCTCCTAAATTTTTTATTATGTTTACTTTCTTTTTTTGATCCTACAAATTTTCCACCTTTTTTATCTCCTGGTAAAACTCCTGAACCTTTATTATCTTTATTTAATCTTTTTAATGCAGCTTTTCTTTTAGCTCTTAATGCACCAGACGTTCCTGCTAAATATTGTTTTTTAACTTTTTTCTTTTTAGGTTTAGTCATAGTGTTTTTAAATCCTTTTCTATTAAGCACGTTTTTTTCTTTTACCTGCTTCTGAAAGAGCAATAGCTATGGCTTGTTTTCTAGATTTTACTTTTTTCTTAGATTTACCAATAGGTAATTTTCCTTTTTTATATTCTCTCATTACCTTTGCTATTTTCTTTTCTTTTTTAGTTTTCATTTAGGAAATCCCTTTCTCATATTTTTGTAAGCTTTTTTAGATATTGTTGATTTAGATTTTGGTCTACTTTTACCAGCTTTACGTCTGGCGTTTATATTTGCATAAAGTCCCTTTTTCATAGTTTCATAATACCTCCTGGTTCATACCATACTTTCCTAAGTAAGATATAAAACAAAAAAGTTAATTATTCTAGTATTATTTTTAATCGAGAATTAAAGCTTTAATAGATTTTCTGCCTTTATATATCTCTGTCTTTGCTTTACCTTTATAACATTTATAAGATACAGATTCAGAATATTCTCTTTCAGCATGTCGTTTTCCTCTCAAACATGCCGCCATGTTTTCTTGAATCAAATGTTCTTTGATTTCACCATTTACAAACATAAGTAGAGCAACTACAGCTTCAATCATATTTCCTCACATATATTAATATTGATAATACAATAATTGAAACTAATGAACCTACAAAAAATAAACCTATCATTGATAATTACCGTTTTTATATCCTAAATCTCTATTAGCATCTTTTAATTTTTCAATATCAATTAAAACTTTATCCATTTGTTTTCTTAAAAACTCAATGTTTACTTTGTTTAAAGCCATATTTTCTATGTGTGCATTTAATTTATCAGTCGTTTTATATAAATCTTCGATCATCATAAATTGTTCTGAATCAGCTGGTAAAGAACCTAGTTGCCCACGTGGCCATTTAATTCTAAAGTCTGTATTTTCTGTTAAATCTTTTTCCATTAATTCTAATCTTGTGCCATGTTGGTTTAACTTCTCTACAATACCAAAATAACCCCACACGCCCATTGCTACAATAATTATCAATGAAGCAACCGTCTTCATCGGCATTTGCACTTTGGCTTCTTCTCCGATATTTAAAGGTTTAGACATTTATTTTTTTCTTTTTTTTCTTAAAATTTTTACTCTTGATTTCCAACACCATTCTGTAAACTTAATAGCATAAGTTTCTACAAAAGAAATTGCATCATCTAATTTAGCAAAACAATTATAAATAAATCTATCTAACATTTCCATCTTCTTCTAGCTTGTCTTATTCTAGAATTAGGATCGTTTCTAGTTTTAGCAGAGCTTCTTTTTAATTGTCCTAATGATCTTGCACAATATGATTTTCTTCTCTTAGCCGCTTTACTACCAGGTTTAACTTTACCTGTTACTGCCATAGATAATTTAGAACCAGGATTAGCTCGTCTATAAGCTCTAATACCTGCTCTAGTCATACCTGCACCTTTTTTAGTAGGTCGATAATATTTTTTTCTTCTAGGAATATCTCCAGTTCTTTTTCTAGGTCTTATTCTTGTTCTAGCCATGTAAAGCTGCTCCTCTTGCTGAAGAATCAAAACCACCACTTTTTGAACCACCAACTGATTTTCCACCAGTATATTGTCCTCCGCCTCTGTAATCATCTTGTGGTGTTGGTGTATTTGAACCAAATTCACCTTTATCAATTCTGTTCTGTAAATCTCTTACACTTTCTCTGTTAATTGCAGCTTCTTGTTCTTTAACAGCTTGATTATTTAATGCAGCACCAGCCATAAATGGAATTGCAAAAGGTGCAACTGCTCCTACTAAACCATAAGATCCAAAACCAGAAATAGCAGAACCAAATCTTGCTACGTTTTGTATACTAGAAGGTATACCTAAATTTTCTTCTACAAAAGAATTATAAGCTTGTATATTTTTTGAAATAATATTATCAGCTTTTTCAAAAGCACTTTCTGTAGGTTCTTCAAAATCAAATTTAAAAAAATTGTCTTTTTTTCTATCTTTTTCTATGTCTTCTATTTCACTGTACTTATCATCAAAAGTTTTTGGTTTGGTAAAATCTTTTACTTGTCCATCACTACCTTCAAATATAGGACAAATACCATTTACTGACATTCTTCCATTTGGACAAATAAATTCATTCATATTCTTTGTAACCTCGGATCATTAGATAAAATATTTTTAGAAGCTTTAGGTCTTGCAATAGATTGCTTGCTTCTTTCTCGTAGAACAGCTGTAGCTGAATCTTTTTTTCTTTGTTCTTCTTTAACTTTTTTTAAATCCCATTTAAAATTCATCGTCCTTGACCTTTATACCTCGTTTGTTTTTTTTGTCTTTTTTCATTTTTGTTTTGAGACTTTTTATGTTTGCCAGGTCTTTTTTTTGGCTTTGGTCTCGGAACAAAATGTACAAACTTTTGTTTAGCCACTATTTATTTTTCTTAGGCTTCAGTTGTATAATTTTAGCTTTTTTCTTTTCAAGGATTTTACTAGCTCCAGGATAATCTTTTGCTTTACCTTTATAAAGAAGTCCGCCTTTAAAATTATCTGATACAGATGCGTTAGCAGTCATTTCTCTATCTTTAGACTTACCATCTTCGTAACCATCATCATCAAAAACTTTAGCTTTAGTAGTATCATCAAAATCTACATCTAAGATTTCTTTAGTGACATCTTCTCTAGTTTTTTTCATCTTCTTTTTTTCCTTTTACCTTTTTTAATTACACCTCTTGCAATTAAAATATCTTTCTTAGTTACT